TGCCCCAACCCCGACAAACATTTCAACAAATTCTGATCCACTTATTGAATAAAATGGAACTCCCGCTTCTCCGGCAACAGCACGAGCCAAAAGAGTTTTACCTGTACCTGGAGGTCCAAATATTTTAGTTACGTGATAATACTCTGGAACTTTAAACTTCACATGACCTCTTTTTTGTTTGCAAAAACAATTTTCTCATGCTTGAAATCTTCATCTTTAAAAATTTCTTCATTTATTGTATAAACATTTCTTTTTATATTTTCTTTTATATGTAGTTTACCTCTAGATAGCCCTTTAATATTTTTTAGATAAGTATGTGTTACATGTTCTGCAAATTTCCATTTTCTACTATCCGTAATAAATGTGTAAAAGGTATCAAATGTAAAATGAACCTCCTTATTTTTCTTATCGTAAAAAGGTATTCTATCAATTCTTGTTCTGTCCTCTGTTCTTCTTGATTGAAAACAAAATATTTTTAAAGATTCTTGTAGCTTATACATTGGCATGCTTTCTTCTGGTGCATCTTCTCCTGTAGCTCTTTCTTGTAATTCAGCTACTGCCGAATCCCAATCCACTTGCTTCATTCTAGGAGGAGTTTTGCCTGTCTGTTCTGTTGCTGCTTCTCTGGCTAGTTGTTGGTTAGTTAATTCTTTTGAATTTAATTTTACTTCATCGCCATCAAATCCTAAAAACCATTGTCTCGGCGTTGATCTTATATAAGAGAGAGGTCCGAGAGCCGTGTTTCGTAATCCTTTAATTGATTTAACCCCAAACTTTCTCAAAATACATTCACCTTTGTTACAGAATTTGCTTAAATGATCTTGATTACATCTATATGCGTAATCTTTTTTCTCTCTAGAATTTATAACCTTTTGAACTTCTTTGTATGTTAATTCTGGCTTAAAAAACTTTTTGTTATATTCCCCTGTCTTATTATCCCAATTGTCTGGAAAACGCATTTTTAAGTATTTAGTCATGTCTAATAAAACTTCGTCTCTAGCACCTCTTTCTATTCCAAAACTAGCTAAAGTCTGTAGACAAGGAGGACCATCTTTAAAGTCATCTCCACTTAATTCACATTCTAATTTTTTAAGTTGATCTATTGTTATTAAACTCTTCTCATGTGTTTCAAAAAATTCTTCTATGGTTGCTTTTGAACCATCTTCTTTAATCATATATCTTTCTGTGTTTTGATAATTGTAGTATGGAA